GACGGTGACAGCCTAATGGCAACGACAGACCAATACACTATATGCGGTGGTTTAACCCCGTACAGACAGGGATGCCGTTTCCTTGGTGGTGACGTAGACGACCAAATCCAGATCAATGCATCCGGTGCGGCTATGGCTAACTCCTTCTTGTACGGTACACTAGCATCTTAAAATGGAACCTGAAGAAGAACAAGAAGAGCAAGAAGAAGAGCAAGAAGAGGCGGAGTAAAGTGGTAAGCGATAAGGCTTTCCTAGCAGGCATAGCTATGATTAGCATAGCTGTACTGGAAGCTATCGCTCTTAGTCTTGGTTATAATGGCACTATGCTCAAACTAGCTTTGGTAGCAATAGCAGGGCTAGGAGGATGGGCAATGCCACAACCAAAGATACTCAAAGGGGGTGAATAAACATGGATGAACACACTCAAGCTATGGTAACGGTTGGACTACAGACATTTGTCGCAGTCACATTGTTAGCAATGGTTTACTACTTCGTAGGATCTATTGTATAGGAACGTTTTTATATTTCTTTTTTTTACATATTAGCATGGCAGGCGGAGCTGGAACGAAAGAGATAGCTACTCGCTATCCAGTCACATCAGGACTAACTGCGGGGACTACTAAACAAGAGGGTAGGCAGCTTAATCTTGTGCCTACTGACGGTAGTAAGGTAAGAGAGGAGTTTAGGAAAGGATTATAATGGTCGATAAAACGGGTAGACTATTGCGAAAAATGAAACAAAAGGCTCCTAGGTTTGAACCTAAGACACCTGTTGGTGGTGATTTCTTCTTACCTAACCATTCAGGACGTATTGATCCCCGTGGATCCTACTTTCCAAGCCCTTTTAAAGTCCCCGACACGTGGGACTGGGTAGCCCCAACTAATTCTGCTAGGATTACTTTCGACCATGAAGACGGAGATGCTCTAAGTATATATGGATCCATTAGCCCTGCTTCTCTAGGAAAACTACAGCTCTTTGCAGAGGTAGGAGAGTTAAGACCTTCTATTCTACTCAGAAAGAACAACACCATGCAGTTTGACGTGAATAATGCATACTCATACATATTCAAAGAGAATAATAATACATACTTAACACTTAACCGTTCAGGCTCGACTTACACTCCTGACAATACAGCAGGAGAGAGCTTCATAATCAATGCTGCTACTGTATTAAATGGAGCAGTCATGCAGCTCAACGCAGTCAACCTAACTAGTGGAGAGGTCATAGAGATAGTTACAGACTCTGATGAGTTAAATGGGGGTAAGCTTATAGCTTGTCGTGGTGGTTCTGGTCGTTCACAGGATTGGTTTTCTGTTATTAAAAACACCTCAGACACTGAGGGCTGTCAGGTTATAGTAGACGGAGATAATGTAGCTGGAGCTGCGGCTAAACCTAGCTTAAGGATAGGCACAGGAGAAGATGGATTCTATAAAGAAGTAGGCACTGGTTACATTGACGTAGCCTTAGGTGGCGCTCACAAGTGGCGATTTAATGCAGGTTACTTTAATAGTTCTTTAACTAACGGACCTAACCTTAGAAATGAAACAGCAACAGCAACTAACCCAGTTTATGTTATTGACGGAGACTTAGATACAGGTATTGGTTGGGCAGGAGCAGACCAACTCAGCCTTATAGCAGGTGGAGTAGAAGGTATAAGGATAACCGAGGACACTTCGATAACTGTCACTGTTAATGGTACCTTAGCACACACCTCAGATGACGTTGGGTTTTATGGAGTAACACCGACTTCACAAGCAGCTAAGATAAACGACCCAGCGGGTGGGGGAACAATAGACGCAGAAGCTAGGACAGCAATAGCTGCAATTATAGATGCTTTGGAAGCAATAGGGATAACGAGTACTTAAATCATAATGGCTACAATTAAATCAGAAGATCAGGAAAAGATTGCATTGGCGACTACAGACGCAGAAGGACAACCGACAACAATAGACATAGTAAGAACAACCATGGTCTTAGAGGAAACTCAGCAGTTTAATCAAACTAAAGAGCAACTCAAGGCACAAAAGACCAGTCTGACGGCTAAACTTAAAAAGATAGACGCAGCACTGGCACTTCTAAAGTGAGATAGGTGTTTCTCCTACCTATCTCTCTCAATATAGAAAGTATTATAAATAACAGATATATTAGTTATATATGGCAAATTGGAACAAAGTGGAGACCAATGACTATTGGGATCCCAAAGAAAAAGGAGACGAGATTATTGGAGAGCTCCAACCTGCCCAACAGGGTAAGTTCGGATCTCAATACAGTATTCTCGACGGAGAACAGAAGCTTATTACGTTACCATCACTTGTGGTTTTACGCACTAAGTTAAAGGCTATAAACGCAGGAACACGTGTTAAGATAGTGTTTTTGGGCTTCAAGGGTGAAGGACGTAAGTATAAGGACTTTGAGGTATACCAAGACACACCTAAAGTAGAGAGGATCCAATGAGCTGCGGATGCATGGAGACGGACACACACGAAGCCGGGTGCCTATATGCAGTTGAGACTATAGAGGAGTATGAGGTGGATGAAGATGGCTCTTCCTGAAGCTATAGTTTTAAGTGTAGCTATCCTCGCAGGAGCTGCTGTTGCTATCTATACTACCATGTTTAGACAGATTAAGAGGTGGACTTAATGGCTAACTGTGATTGCTTTGGTATAAATACACCTATACAGGAGACATATGAGCATAAAGAGGGGTGTCCCAATGACAACTGAGGTAATAAGCGTTACTTTGGCACCAAAACAACTGCAATGGATGAAAATACGCAATCTGAATAGATCTGCATACATCCGCTCGCTCATAGACAACGACATGGAGCATGGTAACCTGTGACCACTGTCACTGTCATGCAGTGGCAGGTCTATCCTGCTGCTGTTGTGGTGATGAGGAGGAGGAGCCTGCTCCAAAGCCTGATAACAGGATAAAGGTGCAATATGAGTAAACTAAAGACGCTGAAGGACTTGGAACATATAGAAGATTTAAAACACCAAGACTCTAAGCTTGTGTATTCTTGGAAGCTAAGGCAAGAAGCTATCAAATGGCATAAACAGTTGGGCAACAACTCACGAGACAATTCTGTTAAGTGGTTCTTGGAACACTTCTTCAACCTAACCGAGGAGGACTTGAAATGACTAATCTAGAAGATGAGACTGATGATACAGAAGAAATAAAGACAGCAATTGGGATTATGAAAATGAAGTCTTACCGAGGAGCAGGTAACGTCTGTGATCATTGTAAAAGGGATGGAGTCTTTGGTTCTATTTCAAGATATAAATGTGAGAGTGGTAATGAATATCTGATTTGTGGATGGTGCGGAGCCGTAGATGAACTTAAAGCAAAACACAGTGGGGGTGAGGATTTAAAATGACAAAGGACATAAGAGACATGACATTGCTTGAATTAGCAGAGTGGCTACTTGAAAGAGACCATATTTGCACACAGTGTGGGGAGAATTTGAAATGAGCTTAACGAGGCTAAATGCTAAGATAAGAGCAAATAAAAAAAAACAACAACGCATAAAAAAGAAGGATGACTCTAAAAAATATGTGCAACAACGACTTCAAGATGTACGGGAAAAATGAGGAGCCACTAAAAAGAGGCATTTACATTGATGACTTTGAAGGATATGCGGTATACTGGGACTGTGGCAGGATCAAGTATCTTGCCATAGGAACAGTGTTTGAAGATGGTCTTGAATTAGAGACGATATTAGAAGAGGAGAAACTATGAAATGAAAATACTAATAGCTCTATGCTTAGCATGGGCAGCTTTAAACACTTACTGGCTATGGTACCTGTATTAAGTAACAAGGATGTGGCACCCGTTATAATAACGCTTTATTTGTTATTTGGTTGTTTTATCTTTTTAATCTTATAGGTTAACTCTCGGTCGCCCCCTCGGGTGCGTTAACTCAATCTTCCATATATATAGATCTATTAACTCTACACTATAGCACTTATAAAGAAACGTTACTACTTTCCAATACTTTGCAACTCAAACAGTGGGCAATCCACAAAGTATATATGCTAGTTTTACCTAGAGCTCCGCAGAGCTCTAGGGGTAAGTAGATAAGCACTTCTGGGATCGCCCCCCAATCTCTTTGCAAAGTATGTAGAATCTCCATCGGAAACGACTATAACCCCCCCGCTTCCACTGGAACTGGTACTCAGCCCCTGACTCGCTCCCTCTATACTCACTGTCCTTATCAAGTAGTGACACAACTACATAAGATGTAGTTCTAATCTCCATCGGAAGTGTAGCCATTTCCACTGGAGCATCATGCCCCCCCCGACACCCCGTTGTTACTCCGCTGTGGTTGCACTCCGTTTTCAATACGAGCGACCCTTACCCGCAGAAACACCTTCCTCAGAAGGTGGTGTCGAGACAAATTTTAGAAAATAGGATATTATTCTAAAAATATAAAATCTTTAACAACTGAAGCACAGATGCCACATACTCCATCTTGTATGAAGTCATAGTGACAAGAGAAACCACACTTCGAGCAGCGTTTATACATTACCATATAAAGAGGAGTAACCACAACTATTTATAGACCTGTTGAGTTTAGATAGTGTGAAACTGCAACTAGACGAGTGGCAAAAGGAGATACTAGACACCAAAGGCAACATAGCCCTCCGAAGCGGGAGACAAGTAGGCAAATCAACAGTAGTAGCTATCAAAGCAGCAGAATACGCATTTAAACACAGAAACAAGGTTGTCATGGTGGTTGCCTCAGTAGAGCGACAAGCTCAGTTGCTCTTTGAGAAAATACTCGCTTATATGATCGACAACCACAAGTCCTCAATACTCATGGGAAAAGACCGTCCTACTAAATCCCTCATGAAGCTAAAAAACGGTTCTAGAATATACTCACTACCTACAGGCCTCTCAGGTCACGGCATACGTGGCTACACAGTAGATCTCCTCATAGTCGATGAAGCAGCCTTCGTCCCCGAAGCCGTATTCGATGCAATTACACCTATGTTAGCTATCACCAGAGGAGACGTTTGGCTGCTTTCGACACCCTTTGGTCGTCAAGGTTATTTTTATAATGCGTTTAGTAAAAAGTCGTATTCTAAGTTTCATATTAGTGGTGAAGATTGTCCAAGAGCTGATCCAGAGTACCTAAAAGAGCAAAAACAGACCATGTCCAAAGTCGTATACGCTCAAGAAGTGCTTGGGGAGTTCATAGACGAGCTTATGCAGTACTTTCCGACTGAATTGATCGAAAAGTGCATGACAGTTGATCCTCAGAAGCCCCCAAAGCCCAAAGGACGCACCTACCTAGGTGCAGACATAGCTAGACTCGGTGCTGACGAGACTATTATTTGCAGTATTGCAAATAATTCATTACGTAATGCGGTTATGTTCGATATGTCAATTCTGATGCACTCTACGATCCCTCAGACGTACCGCATGATCAAGCACAAGGATCAGCTCTATGACTACCGCAAACTGTACATAGACACTGGTGGAGTTGGTGGTGGAGTCTATGATCTGCTCATAGAGGACTATCAGACCCGTAGAAAGGCTGAAAGCATCGATAACGCCAAAAAGAGCTTAGATCACGAAGATAAACACAGAATAAGGCTATTTAAAGAGGATTTGTATGCTAATTTACTCTCTTTGATGCAAAATGGTCGTATTGCTTTGTTTAGATCGCCAGAGGTATTACAATCGCTTAAATCAGTACAATATGAGTATAGTGATGGTGGTCGAGTTCGTATTTTTGGTAATTACACTCATATAGCAGAGGCACTTATAAGGGCAGCTTGGGGACTCAAAGACAAAAGCTTAAATATATGGGTACGTTAATAATAGCATGGCAGACACAGGTATCTTCGCAACAACGGCAGAAGTACAGCGAAAAGCGGGTGCCAATGCCAGTGCGACTGCCAATGTCGAAGCTTATATTAACGATTTCATGACTCAAGCCGAAAGTGTCATTAATGTTCAATCAGGGTACAACTTCTCTGACGCATATTCAGGCCTCAATGCAGACGTTAAGGGCATTCTAAAGTTAGCAGCTTCCAATTTAGCGGCTATGTATGTTATACAATTCGACATGGGTAGCTTTAACAGTAGAATTGAAGCTGAGACCATGCTAGACGTGCTTAGAGACGGCTTTGTCAAGGCAATGGAGCAATTAAGAGAGGTAGTAAAGCGAGACTTTATCATTAACGCCTAATGCCATTACCTATCGTTTTCAGAACAACAGACCCCACCATAAAGTCATTCAATTTTATAGATGTAGTAACAGGTACGGGTGTATCGACTGTTTACCTATCTCAAGCAGAGCAAGACTCTGGAATAACTAGACAGATATCTTCGTTTACCTTTGAGACTTCTGACGATACCAATGCAAGTCAAGGAGCCCCAACGGGAAGTTTTACTAAGTTAGGTGACTTTGACTTCGATGCACCGACTAACGCATCATACCAAGTTGGTGGTACGGCCATATTCAACTTTACTATGTATGTGATTGGTGGTGGTGCAGACACCACAGACGCTTATATGATTATCAAACTTAGGAAAGACAACGGAACGACAGAGACAGACATAGCTAGTGTTCAGACTAAAGAGAGGTCTGCAACTTCAACAACTACCTATTTCAGAGAGACCGTAGCCATGACAGTCCCTAGGACAGGTGTATCCGTTGGAGATACGTTCAGGGTAACTGTCGAGATTTGGGCTAAAGATGATGGTAGTTCAGGTTCAAATGGAGCAGGGTTCTATGCAGATCCTCTCAATGCCACCCAATACGGTGGATTTAGCTCCCAATTCGTAGCATACTTACCGGTGGTGGTTGAATAATGGTAGTACCACACACAGACCTAGACATAGCACAAACAACAGCAGGAGACATGACCAACGCAGTGCAGGATGTCACTGTAGCAGCCCAGACAACAGACGGACCAAGCGGAAGCGGTGAGACTGAGTATATAAATTCAGATTGGTCCAAGTGGCTAGGGTATTATAAAGCCATCCCAGAGGTTAAGGTAGCTATTGACATGAGAGCTATATGGACAGTGGGCAAGGGATATAGTGCAGATTCACGAACAACTGTACTTATGGATCACTGGACAGGTTGGGGAAATGACACTGCAAACACCATACTCAACAATCTAATGGTAGTACGGCGTATTGGTGGCGAATCATTTGCAGAGATTATAAGGGATCCACAGACTGACGTGGTCGTGAACCTTAAGCCGCTAGATCCTGGAGCTATTAAGACAGTCACAAACAAGCAAGGCATCATAATCAGATACGAACAGGTAAACTCTATAGGCAAGACACAACACAAGTTTAAGCCAAAGGAGATATTTCACTTAGTTAATAAGCGTGTAGCGGATGAGATACACGGCGTCTCAGACATCGAAGCTATTGAGAAGATCATAAAGGCAAGTAATGAGAGCTTTGATGATGTGCAGGAACTACAGCACCGATACGTAAGACCTAGATTCTTGGTAGAGATGGACACAGATAACCAGACCAAGATTGACAATTTCATAACTAAATTCGACAGTACAGTAGACAAGGGAGAGAACGTCTTTGTACCAAAGGGCTCAGTAAGTGCTGAAGTCTTAAGCGTACCATCAAATGCTACTCTTAACCCAATGCCATGGAGACAACACTTACGGGATTACTTCTTCCAGGTTGTCGGTATTCCACAGATTATACTCGGCAGCTCAGGGGAGTTTACGGAATCCACAGCAAAGATAGCCTACTTGGCATTTGAGCAATCAGTAAAGGCAGAGCAAAGAGACCTACAAGAGCAGATGTGGAACCAACTATTCTTAAGGGTTAAGTTTGAATTCCCTGCAAGTCTACAAAATGAGCTATTGTCAGACGAAGGGAAAGATGAGAGGGAAGGACCAGAAGCAGTGCAGCCCTCTGATATTACTGCGGAGACAGGACGCTAATGGTAAAATTACCGATAACCCAGAGACTAAGAGAAAAGCTTAGAATGCGAAGGCAGGAGAGATCAGGAGCCCCACAGCTAGGCACTGTCTCAACACCTTTAAACATTCCAGAGCCAAGCCCAGAGATAGCAGAACAGGCAGAACAGGCGAGACGTGAGAACTTAGCAGAGGTAAACCCTGCAATAACACAGGCACAGCGTACAAGAGATATATTAGCACAAGGCAACTTAGCAAGGCTCAAGGAGCTACAGGAGAGAGGAGTCCGTAACCCTGAAGTATTAAACAGTTTTATAGACAATCTTACTTCTCAATTAATCAATGAACAAGGTCAGTTTTTAGACAATCCAGAGGTCCTAGAGCAAAGCATACAAGGTGCTTTAGATATATTAACGACACCTTCCCCAGAGTTTACCACAGACGAAGCTTTTGAGAGGGCAGGATTAGATCCCGATACATTTGACGATCTCTCTACAGCCCAGAAGCTAGAGCTTTTGACATCAGGTGGTAGAGGAGCAGGTGGGGCAGGAATTGCAGGTGGTTTAGCTAAGTTAGGACCACAGGGCACAGTAGCTGCAGCAACACTAGGAGCAGCACAAGAGAGTGTGCTTAAGTACAATCAATTAACACTTAAGAATAAAAAAGAAGCTGCAAGAGCAGCAGACAGACTAAGAGCAGATGCAGAGAAGGATATCCCTAAACTTATACAAGCTGTGCGGAGAGGTGAGAACCCAACAGAGAACGCAAGGGCTATAGTAAACTATATAGAAGCAGTCCAAGCTGCTGAGTCTGTTATGAAGGAACTCACAAAAGAAGAATCAGGTACAAGGTTGCAGGACATCAATTCCGAAATGACTGAAGTACGTGACTTCTTGCAAGAAGGCGGTACCGCAGACATATATAGATCAGAAGCACAGTCCGCACTGAGAGAGTCCATCGCCTTAGATCAAGCGTTATAATGGCAGAAGAAACAACAAAGCAAGAACCGACTACAGAGAAAGAAGAGGAGACGCCCAAAGAAGAGGAGACACAGGGCTTAGTAGACAAGGCTCTCGCTGCTGCAGAGAGGCTAGAGAAGGCTAATGCAGAGCAGAAG